GCCGCTCGAGCAGCGACCGCCACCGCCTGGCGGTAGGCGTGGATGGCGTGACCCTTCGGCATGTACACACGGGCAAACCCGCCCGCAGTCGAGACGCGGGGCCTCGGCTGCGGGACAGGGTCGCCCGGCACGCTGAACGTGATCGCCATGCCGCCAGAGTGGCGACGGTGTCAAGCGAGCGGGACTATCACGACCGGCGACGCGATAGCGCCGCACCGCCTGCGTTTCGTCCGTGCGTCACGCTGGCGGCCGCGCGTTATCACGATGGCTGGCGCGGCTATCGGGAACCGCAGAAACACTGGTTCTGCTAGTTCCCGCAGTACCCTTCGCACTCGTCCTGAAACCCGCGCAGGTGCCGGAACATGTTCATCTGCCCGCTCTTCTCGTCGGCGGGCCGTAGGTCAACCTCGTCCAGCGGCACGCACGCCTTGTGCAAGTATCGGTGAGCGTCCAGCCCGGTGCCGGTGCGGCACACCTTGTCGATGTGCACGGCACGCTCCCAGCCCTTGGGATCGTCGGCCTTCAGCCGACGCCACTCCTCGTCTGACTTGAACGGGCAGAACACGCAGGCCGAGCGTGGCACCTCGTATGGCATACGCTCGCGTAGGTACGATTTGCAGTCGCCGCGATCCCATTGCATCTCCCAGAGCGGGAAATGAACCTTCCAGTTTGACGGCTTGGCGAGGAATCGTTCCTTGACGCGGATGACCCGCTTCGGCTCGTCGAACGACAGCCCCATGTATTGGTGAACGATGACCTCTTTCGGCAGCGGCCTGCCGAACTGCCCGCCGCAGTGCTCGCGGATCAGTCGCTCAATCGGCTTGACCTTGAAGTCGGCTGTGCATTGCCGCTGGATGATGCCCTTCTGTCCGGTCTGCGGATGCACCGTGAATGCCGGGATCGAAACGTAGTGGCCGCCGTCAGTGCGGGTATTGCCAGACGCATCGCTGCCTTGCTCCAAGGCATCGCCCAGCCGCCCCGCTGTCGTCCTCACAATCGGCGGGCCGCCCTGCTTTTCCAGCCATTCCAGGTGCCGGTATACCTCGTCCGGCTCCTCCTGCGTGTCCGCGAAGATGGCGGCATCGAATCGCGGCACTTCCGGCTCGTCGCCGTCGATACTCAAGAGGTAGAGCGCCGTCGATTGGACGCCAGCGCCGAGATTGAGGAAGTGGTGCTCAGGCATTGCCCATCTCCGAGGCCAACGCAGCAGAACCAAGCGATGCAACGGACGGCCCTGCGTCGTCATGTGTCATGGTGAGTCCTCCGGTGGCCGCCGTTGATCTTCCGTGTTCTCACTCCATCCGAGCCAGCCGCCGTCGCGGCCCGGCCGTGACCAGCGTGGTGACGCCGATCTCCAGCCGTGCCGGCTCGCCGCGCTGCTCCTTCTCGCGTCGGAACATCGCCGCCCGTGCCGCCACCCACGGCGACAGGGCGAGCGAGTCCCGCGACAGCAGCTCCTCGGCCTCGCTTGGTGCGTCATGCGTGTCGCCGCTTGGCGTAGACACCCGATGCAGCAGCCCGTGACGCTTGGCCACGGTTCTGAGCGTCCCGGTGCTGAGCTTTAGCCGCAGCGCCACGTCTTCTGTCCTGAGCGTGTCGTCGTGCCACAGCTTGAACATTAGAGGCACGTCGACCACAAACTTTTTGCGTCCTGCTCTCATGGCGTCACTCCTTCGCCAAGGGCATGATCACGCCGGTGTACGGGCCGCACTTCAGCAGCACCCGGCTCTCAGCGGTGGTGGCGTACACGTCGACCTGCGGCTCCTCGTCCGCCGGGATGGACCGCAGGAACTCAACCACGTAACGCGGGTCCACCTTCGTCGGGCTTGCCGAGCCGGCCGCAACCAGCTGGCACCTCACCGTGCTCTCGCCGTACTCAGCCGAGCGGCCCGAGATGACCAGCGTGTCGGCGGTCCACACGCAGTCCACGCCCTTGCTTTGCTCGCTGGTGACGATGGCGGCGGCCCGCACGCTGGCGAGCAGTTCGGCCACCTCGAGCACCGTGGCCTGCCCCTCGGGCTCACCCACCACGTCACGCCAGCGGGGAAAGCGGCCCTCGACCAGCCGGCCCGTCACGGTCGTGCCGTCGAGCGTAAACACCACGTCCTTGGCGGAAGCCTCGACCTGCACGCTGCCGTCACCCGTCGCCATGCCGGCCACGATGTCGAGCACCCGGCGCGGCACCAGGGTCTGCCGGTCGTCCACCGCCTGGTCGGTCTCGGTCTCCACGCACGCGAGACGCCGGCCGTCCGTGGCCACCCAGGTCGGGTTGCCGCCCTTCACCTCAATCAGCACCGCCCCGAGGGCGTAGCGGCTCGACTCAACGTCCGTGGCGTAGGTCGTCGCCTTGGCCGCCCTGGCGAACTGGTCCGCCGGCAGCCGGCACACGGCCTGCATCTCGCCTGGCTCCCAGGTCGGGTACTCGGCCACGTCTTCCGTTGGCAGGGTCCACGATCCGCCCCCACACTTCACCGTGACGGTCGGCCCCTTGGCCGTCAGCGTCACCTCATCGCCAGTGGCGGCACGCACGATGGCAAGCAGCCTGGCGTGAGGCACCAAGAACGGCTCGCAGTGCTCAGCAATCGTGCGGTCAATCCGCACCTCAAGATCCGTGCCGGTGACGAGACCGTCACCAATCCGGCAGTTGGCCAGGATTGGCTTCGCGGGTCGGGCCGGCGTGGCGTGGTTGATCGCCACCAGGGCGTCAAGCAGCTCAGACCTGGGGATCTTCACGGTAGTACTGGCAGCCTTCTGCTTCGTAGCGGTTGCGGTCGTCATAATGAGAGTCCTTTCTCTTCACAAGGGTCACGCCCACGGCACACCCGAGGGCGAAGGTCAGAACGTTGAACAGCATGCCGAGGGCGATGCAGCAAAACTCCGAGACGGTCATGCGGCACCGCCTTTCTGCGGCCCGTAGTGCAGGGCGAACAGATGGGCCGCGTCGGCCTCGGCCTGGTCGCGGTCGTGCCTTAGCTGGTTGGCCTCTCGGCACTTGTCGCGGATGGCGTCGGCTGCCCACTCCAGCAGCAGCCGAGTAGAGTCGGGCAGGTTTTGCTTCCATGCCGCCTTGGCACACATCTTGGCGAGCACCAGCGGTGCCGGGGCCGGGTATGGGTTGTCAGTTGCCATTGACCACCTCAATCCCACGCGGCTTGCCGTTCGCCATGCGGATGTATCCCTTGCGTTCCAGTGCCTCGAGGTGGCCCGTCACGCCGTGTGGCGACTTGATCGACAGCGCCGCCGCGATTTCCCTAACGGTCGGGCTGTAATACGCCATGTTCGCCTTGATCCATTCAAGCACTTGCCGCTGGCGAGCGGTGAGCGGCAAAGGCTCGGTTGCGGTCTCGGTGGTCATAGATCCTCCTCCTTGAGTTTCAACGTGGACGCAACTGCTGCGACCTCATGTGGCCGGCGGTACGGTGCCGGCTTGTACTGGTCTTTCCAGACCTTGGGCGGCGGCTTGTCGTCTGGTCGGCGTCCAGGCTCACGGTGCGTGCCGCCCTTGTCCTGGCACCGTTGCAGCCAGCCAACGATGAAACGTCGCCAGTTACGGCGGCCCGCCCGCTTAGGGTTTGCCTTGAGCCACGCCGTGGCCTTGGCCAGCTCCTGGTCGAGCACGGCACCAGGGAACGCAGTTGCCCACTCGGCACGGTCTGCGTCCGTGATTCCCGTCCACCCAGCGTCAGCAGCCCAATCCACAGCAGACTTCGCCGGCGAGCGAGACGCCTTCGGCGGCTTGCTCGTCGGAACCGGCGCAGCCGGTTGTATTTCTTCTCTCCTGTCCTCTCCTGTCTTCTCCTGTGGTGACGGTGGTGCGTCACAGCCCTGTGACGGTGCAGCGTCACGCGAGCGTCCACGGTAGGAATCCTGCCTGCGGGCGTGCATGGCCCGTGCTTTTGCGGACCCAGAAAACCGTCGATCCCAGCCCTGAATGACGATGGTGCCGTTCAAAAACGACACCCAACCGACCCGCTCAACAGCGAGCCAGAACGCTTCGTCACCGCCAGCGACAGTCGCCACGCGCCGGGGCGTAGCCCGGATCGTGCCGTCCGACGAGTTGAGGGCAGCCCATGACCACAACTGGATGAGACGCCAGCCGACCACCTCAATAGGCAGCCCGGTCTCGTCCACCAGCTCGAGCACCTCAGGCTTCGTGCCGAGGTTGCAGTCAAGGGGAATCCATTCACCCGCCATAAGCCACCTAGAAAGGAAAATCCATCTGTGCGTTGTCGCAGACCTGCAATCCTGTTCCGCTAAACAGGACAATGCCGGATGGCAAATCGCCAAACTTAAATGCGTGAAACTTCGTGCCGTCGCCGTTGTCTTGAACCGACCACGGAACTCTGAGCACGCCTCCAAGTGCCTGGGGCGAGACGCGGAAGTACCATTTTCGAAACGCAAACAAATCTAAAAACCGCCACGCGTTAATGTGCCGTCCGTCTGGTGTCCTAAAGCCGTACAGCATGTGAGTACCGTGCCCCGACATAATCTTGTCCAGTTCCGTCTCGTATCCGTTTGAGTAGGAACGAATCGTAAACTCGTCTGGATACCGTTCGAAGTAACTGTGGTCTCGCAGTCGGCATGCAACCCTCGCCGACTGGGCCCCGCTTGTGTTAAACCACCGCAAATCGGTTGCACGCTCAGTGTCGTCCTCGTAACTGGCCGCAGACACCGTGCAAAAGCCGACCAGCATCCGAGCCTCGCCGAGCAGGGCATCAGACCATGCACGCTGTTGTTTGTAGGTGGTAGTCACCCGTCAGCCTCCTTGCCCCATACGTCAAATCCTTCGATCTTGCGACGATTGAAAATGTCTATCCGCCTGCCAGCAGTTACCCGTCGAACAACGTCGTAGAACGCCTCGGGTTTTTCGCTGTGCTTTCCGCGATGGGCGTCGAAGCAGACCGGGAACGCCTTGGTGTCGATGAACTGCGGCGTTCCACGCCTGGCGTAGACGGCAAACTCGCAGTTGTATTGAGGCAGGCCAAACGGCTGGAATCCGCCTGGCTTGTGCCAGACGAATGTGCAGACGTACTTCAGGCCCCAGGCGTCAAGCAGCCGCAGGCACATCGGTAGGAACTTCTGGGTCGTCCAGACCCAGACGTGGCAATCGTCGGCGGCCGGCAGCTGCATGGCGGCCAACTCGTGCTCCTGCATGGTTGGGTATTCGAACGCCACCTGCTCGGGAGTGACGTCCCGCTCAATCTTTTCCATCGGCCATGGCGGGTCGATGACGATCACGTCATAGTGGCCTGCAAGTGTCTTTGCCTTGCGGGCTTCGACGTTCTCGAGCTTGGCCACAACCTCCGCACGCTTCTCTTCGCGGATCACGTCCGCCATCTTCTTCCCGCCATCAATGATCTGGCGGGCTCGGTCTGGCGACTTTTCCAGCAGCGCCGCGGCCTTTATTACTGCGGCCCGCGCTGGTGCCTGACCGTGTGCTACTTTCAGCCCGATACCAGGAGAAATCTGTTCTGCCTTCGCAACCGCCTCTGCAAACTTGCCAGCGTTGCGGACGGTCTTTTCGGTAACGCCGTGCTCCTTGGCTAGACGTTCGGCAGTGACGCCCGATAACTCGGTAACATTTACCGACTTGTCCGGCCGATGCGCCGCCTTCTTCGCCCGGTTGTAGCGCCGCCCGAGTAACAGCGTAAACGCATCCGGGTGAAGGTTACGCCTGCCCAGTTGGTTGCGGTCCATCCAGTCAGACGCCTCGTCTCGGCTGCCAAGCCGCATCTCGTGAACGTCGAACGGCAGGCCGAGCCGCGTGCAGATCTCGTAGCGATTGTGGCCGTCGAGCAGCGTGAGCGTCCCCTTGCTGGCCCACACCACAAGCGGGTCGCGAGCGCCGCCGTGCTCAACGATGTTCTCTTCGAGTTGCTGCCGCTCTTCGGCCGACAGCGGAGGGATCAGCGACGCAAACTCGGCGTCAACGATGATGTCTTCAAAAACCTGCGGCATGTCTGCCTCCTTGCGTGTCGTGTTACCCAGCACCTACCGTGGCACGTTCGTCAAGTGGCGATTCGCCACACCCGCTCCGGCCTTCCGCTCGCGCTCGGCCTGGTCGTGCCAGTCGTCTCTACCAGCCCGGCCCGTGCGAGCCCGTGCATCCGCCGCGCGACTTGCTGCTCGCTAAGCCCGCAGCGGCTGGCGATCTCGTCCTTGGTTCCCGGCCCAGCGGCCAGCGCCTCGAGGATCTTCCGCTCATGGTCGCCGCGAAACTCGCGGGCCATGGTGCCGGCGATCTTGCTGGTGACCGGATCGGTACGCCGGAAGAGCGGCAGGTCGCACTGGCTGTCGATGAATCCGGGCATGTCTCACGTCCTTGTGTTTCGGCCCCGTTACGTGGGGCATCCGGTCGAGTCACCGCCGGCAACGGAGGTGGTGCGGCCTCGACTGCCGTGGTTACTCGCCACCTACGGCTGGGCCGCCAATGACGCCGGATGAAGCAGCGTCTGCGGCCATGGCGGGCCGGTCGCGTCGTTCAGGTTGTGCGGCTCGCTCGAGCTCTAGGGCCTGCTCAATCAGCCGCTCTCCAATCGCTCGCAGCCTCGGGGCCACGGCCGCCAGGGCCTGCTCCCTGGTCGGCTGCCAGTAGTCGGACATCTCCTCACGGGTGGTCTCCCACCCGGAGTCGTCAATGCGGCGGCGTTGTACCGACAGGTACTGGCCGCAGGGCGACAGAGTCATCTCAGAGTGAAAGTGCGGCACCGGCGAATGCGGGTGCCACATGCTCAAACCCTGGAAGCCGAAGAACGCCCGGTACATGGTCTGCTGGTCGCTCATGGCTACCTCCCGTATCCGTGGCCATTGACCGACACCGCCTCGGCCGGCTCGCGCTCGGCCTCGAGGAACTCCACGCGAGAGTGAATCTGATCGAGCAGCTCGTCGGCCTGGGCCGGCGTGAAGGTCTTGTCCTTCAAGCGCTTGTCGATGTGGCCACGCATGCGGTCGAGCTTGGCGATGTCACGCTCAGCGTCGATCGCGGCCTTGGCAACCTGGTACGGGTCCACTCGCTCCTCGGCCGGCTGCGGAGTCGCAGGACGCACGACAACCGGCTCAGACGTCAAAGACGTCGTCGGGTAGTCGTGGGCCTCCTCGGCCGTGACCAGCCCCTTGAGCACGTCGGGAAAGGCGTCACGCAGAGCAAAGCCACGGGCACGCAGCTGCAGCATGCGGCGCGGGTACTGGGTCCACGGGCCGGTCTTGCCCCACAAGCCCGCCTTCTTGGCGTCGGCCACGCTGAACCGCACCACGGTGGGCCGTTCGTAGCCGCGCCGTTTGGCGCTGCACGTGGCAACCATGTTGTCACCTTCGCCGTCGATGGTCTCCGTGACCGACTCGCACACGGCCGAGGCCATGGCGACCGCCAAGGCGGCGTCACCCCAGATCGCCG